AAGTCGCTCCCTCAGCCCCCCCCGTTAGGGGGCGGCCGAGGACTGCTCCCTATTAAAGGAGACAGAGGCACCACACGAGCATCATAACGGCAATCCAATAAAGGACTACCATTATAATAAACTCGCGTGATGTGGGCGTACATCCAGTAGCCATAGTGGGTCAGTTGTCAAGAATCACACAAACATCCCGAAGGATATCGTGTAACTCTTGTTCTGATAACCCCCGTGTCAGTAACCCGGAGAAACGATCTGCAGCAAGTTGCTTCAGTTCGTCTCCATGGAACCGCACGCGGATCCGCGCGAAGATCACATTGATCCTCGACGTGGAAATCCCACTACGCCGGTGACTAGTCGGTTTCTTATTCATATAAGGAACATAGCTAACATCGGTGCTACTAGGACTACTTTTATTGTAGCGGGGTAATTGTTGGCTATTAAACCACTCAATTATCTCACAGCGGTTGATTAGGCCGCTGCCCAGCCCCTGCGTAAACAAATGCGCCGGGGCAGCGCATAGATGCCGGTGTCGGAACGTTTGCTCCCCGTGTTTAGAACACGAAGGCATTCTCTCCAACCGTCAACCACGTACTGTTTATGTACGGGGCGGACGATCCAGCTACGGTACTCAAGCGTGTGAGTAGAAGGGCCGAAACGGCTCTTCATTCCACGTCTTTTGTTCGCAACTGACTCGTTCACGTGACTACGATACCAGCCAATAAGACTAGAGACATCGAGTTTAATCTGATTGGAGAAATCAGTATACTCGAACTTTTCTCTAACGTATGGAAGAACGCCGTAACGGCGTTCGACCATAGCCTTAATGGATTCGGCTGTAGTCCAGTAACCCGCATCCCAGAGAGAGTTTGACAACTCAACCCAGGATACGAGTTCACCTGCATCCCTAATACCACGATGATCCCATTGGGTCCTCATTCGGATGGGTGTGACTTCGACGCCTTTATAGGCGTCGCACCCGCAGGATTCTCGAAAGAATCCGCCCATGCAGCACTTACTCTCGTTGAACTTTAATCCAACGAGAGGAAAATACTGCAAGAGAGGCGCATAGTCTTCGCGCCTCACTATGATATCATCGCCGTACACGAAAACAGCTTCGGCTGCCTTGGCCCAGGCTCGCTCTTCAGCGAGTTCCAAACCACGGCCTCCTAGCTGCGATGACCGCCCCCTTGCGGGGGCGTACTTCGTGTACAACACGGCAACAGCTAGTGCATAGAAGCATAATGCTTCAATGGGGAAGCAAACTGCTGACCCCATCGGAGCAAACTTGCTCAAATGCACTACTCTACCATCAGGCAACTGGGTATACTCACTTCGAGAGGCGACGAGCCCCTCTAATAGAGTAGTCCCCCCGAATAGTTCTTCAACCAAACGGAGGGAAACCCGGTCGCTTGCGTCCTTCATATCTAGCGTCACGTAGTTAGTACTACGCGAACTCGACAAGGCTAACGCCCTATTCACTCGCTGATCACGAAAGTTAACGTGACCCCGGGTGAGAGGGTGTTGTTCGATCCAAGGGTATAAAGCCTTCTGGATCCCTTGTTGAATCCACTGGAGTTCCAGTGGTTCGCAAGATATGAGCCGAGGTCCTCGGGAATCCTTTGGCACAAGTACCACCTTTGCGGTGGCGTGTTCCATTGGAACCAAGGACTGGAGCCAGTCATATTGGTCGGATACTTGGTTAAGTCCAAGTACGAAGTATTCCGTAAAAGGGAATACCCGCTCGAGACCAGCGTAGATCCGGGAGAAGTTTGACTTCTCTCCAGATTCTTCGCCGGTAGCGACCGACCCAGGTCCATGTCGGGGAGTAATCTCCCTAACATCAAACCCGTCAAAAAGGCGGCTAATAAATAGCCGAGCCTTCTTGATGATAGGCTGTACCTCCGGCGGAAACTCCAATAATAAGTGGAGTTCGTCTTCGGTACGAACGAATGACTCGATAGCTGAATTCTCAGTACTCGCTTCATATGGTAGACTTAGCTTGTACGAAAAGTACAAGAACTGTCGCACGTGCCGCAATGCGGTTATGTCTAGGTCATCCCGGACATATCCATCGCTCATGAAGAGCAACTCTATCAACCACCCCAAAAATAGGGGGATTGAAGTATTCGACTTCTTTTTGAAGCCGAGCACCTGTAGAGGCTGCTCGCTATGCAACGCGAAATCAATCGCCTTGCCTAGCATGGGGAGAGTCTTCGTTAAGAAGGCGATCCCCTCAGAATCAACACGACTTCGCAGAACGCGTAAGTCATGTTGAGACTCATGAACATTAGGATAACATTGCGCTATGTCATGGTACAGCTGCACAGTCAGAGAGACATACGTCTCTAGGCTATTATGATCTCCCATAAGGTAGACCTCCTAGCCTAACTATGCAGCTTCACCACAACAATCAAGGAAGACTCAACGCCTAAGGTTCGCCCGCGAGAACGCGAGTGATCTTAGTGCTCGAAAGGGTTGCCGCGGTACTTGACGTACCAAGCGCCCCAATAAGAGCCTGAGCCAATGCGAGACCACATTCACTTGCTGTGATTGGATCTCCCATTGGAGCTGCTAGCGAAGTCCCTTCCGGGGCTCCGATAACAGCATATGCGTAGGCCTTCAACTCCTGTCCACTTGAATTCTCAAGGGAGAAATCAAGGCGGATAAGAGAACGGTTCGTTTTAACCGGCTTATTCTCATTACTCACAGAATGTGAGATAGTGAGCGTCGCTGGACGCGCGCAATTCTGCCCATAAAATGTGGCAGGGTTGCAAACGCGCACGGACCGCCCTGGACCAGCGTCGATCAGCGCATAACTGTTTGTTTCAACAACAGTTATGGCCGATGCGGCGCCAAGGTCCGGGGACTTAATTACGAGTGGATCAGCTAACATAGCTAGGTCTCCTCCTGTTAAGTCTGTTGTGGAAGAATGTTACCATTCTTGTGATCACCTAACCACGAGGGAGTCGTTGAGCAATTAAGGAAGCGCTAATCAAAGCACGCCTAAAATTAACCATTGACCCCAACTTGATAGGTGCCGTTGTTCTCACGGACGGAGGTAAAAACCTCCGTCGCAAGTAAACTACACGCTCTTCAAACCCAATATAATGGGTAGAAGTACTTACCACGGCGTCATCGGCCAATTGGCCGTTCCACCGAGGATAAGTTAGCGTGTAGTTGATCCGTTGTACTAACTTAATGCTTTCGCAATAGTCAGTAACGACGAGATCGGCAGGGAATAACTGCGGACGGTTCGCGTGAAGCCAATTGCCGATGCCAAAAAACCAATCAACTATGAAGCTGAAAGGAATGACATCCCAAAGGGCGGCAGGATCAAGAACGCCAAAAGCGTCAATGAACTGTCTAACGCGACCCATCCATCCCAGGAACTCAGGTGACTCAAAACGGTATCTAGCCGTTCTGTAGAAACGAGAAGTACTCACCGCTACCTTCCCAGATATAAATAACTGAGAGGGCAGCGCGAACGTACCCGTACTAGTGACACCGTTAAAAACGGTATCAAGAGGGGGCATAACGTCAGGAACATCAATCGGGGCAGAATGCCACGATCGTTCCGTACGTATCTTCTCTTGAGCCTCGTCATACCGATCGCGCCACTCCGATAGGAGTGACACGAATTTCTGTAAGTCAGCTATAGTTGGTAGAATACCAAACTGCACCATCAAATGATCATCTGCCAAGGCTTTCGCCGTGGCAAAATTATCAAGCTCATCAATACGACGAAAACGCCGATTGAGAGCCTTTGATGAGAACAGAGAGGTAAACAACCCTTGTAGCTGCACCAGATCGACGATGAGATACCAAAGAGAGAACCCGCTATCAAACGGGTCCTTATCGATGATAAGCTCAGACGGTAACGCCGACGACGCGAACACATCCTCTCCCCACTTCAATAAAGAAGAGGGATCGGTAGATGTTCCCATATTTACCGGTAGCAAACTACCTCGAAAACTAGCGTTTTCGATTAAGGAAGCTATCGGTACATCAACCGCATAATATGGCCCATCGGCCATAGGTAGCGAAGTGATGGTACTGATGCCATCGGAGTAATTTAAATTACCCCAATATTTGACATTAGTACAATCGTTAAACACCCATGAGCTTCGAGACAAGGCATCAGCAAAATACTGATCCACAGGCTCGTCGCCCAAGTCATTTGTAAACATGGGGGATGCGGAATCCCAATCGGTAGAACCGACTGGAATAATCGTACCCTCATGAATAGAATGACCGGTGCTAGTGCGTCGTTCACGTTTTAGTGCTTGTTTCATCCTTTTGTTCAGACTCACGCAGGAATGCGTG